CCAATTTGATCAATAGCATATTTTAACCGACGCACGTCAATCATCATGCTTTTATAGAATGCTATAATAATATAGGGCACAAACAACAATCCCATGGCGATCACTGCATAGAGTGCGACTAATACCAGCCGATGATGGTTGACAATTTCTGTGGTCCGCTCTAGAGCGCGCTGCAACATAGCAATTTGTGCCTCTGACATTTTATCAATTGTTGCTGAAGTTATGGACAGGATCACAGCAGAATCTGCAGCAGTAGTGGCCAATGTTTTGCTAATAGAATCTGCTGTGGTTGAGATCAATTGGCGATCGGTCGCTGTAAGTAGTGACACTGATGCCGCATTAGTTATAGAATTAACCAAAGCATCTTCATCAATCTTTAATAAAGCAGAACTAGTAGCATTGGACTGTTGACTGCGAGCATGTGCAATTAGCACTAGAGCCTTGTTCCAATTTATTGCATTACCAGCTGTCAATCCTAATATTTGGACGCTGTCATCGTCAACCGCACGAATAATGTGTGACATGGTATCCATCACACCAGTTTCTAAATCCCTAGTGGCTTGATAGGTGTCAGTGTCTTTGAAAGACACTGACATGCGTTTAGAGCTAGATGCTAATTCAATTTTGGCAAGTGACTTGAGTGCAGCTGGACTCAGTACTTTTTTATCTATTTTTGACAGTCTATCACGAATAAGATGGTCATCTATAATTCGGGGTTGAACTGTAGAAGGACTAATTGCACTTAGTGATTGCTGTAAATTATTTTTGTACAATTCGGCCAGTATGCCAGACAAAACCTGCACATTTGTCAAATTGTGCAGTTGCCTTTTCATATCTGCTATACGTTTTTGTTGAGCAGCCGCTAACCAGGAACAAGCAATCACACATGGCAGAACCAAAAAAATAAAAATCATTGATAGCTTGGCTGGGAATCTAAATTTACGCGCAAAACAAATTGCTGGTTTCCAAATGCCAAGATGTGCATCGTGTGAACTCATAGCCATGTCACCACTGTATGTTATAAGATTGATCTAGAGATAGGTTATGTCACCTAGTGTCAATATTTATTACTAGCAGTAATTCAGTGGTGATCATTTAACAGACAAAAATCCCGCGCTGTCACGACATTTTGGCTCTATTTGCCTGGTGTGGGACGACAGCGCGGGATTTAAACTGGACTAAATTATTTTTTTGTCAAACTCTCAATAAATTTAATGATCTCTGTCTGTAAGTATTTTTGCGCTTTTGGGTCTGTTTGAACAGCCTCGGCCAAGCTCATTATTTTATTATTTTCAATAGATTCACGAACAACATCCGGATAGCACCCAGGTCCACTAGGTGTAGCAACAATGTCAAGTGTCACAAAATCAAAACCTTCAACAATTCCACTGCTGGTTACATTCCCAGTACCACGACTACTAACACCGAGCTTGACGCCGCCCTCAATAAGTGAACGCACTATTTGACCACTGGGGGTGTTTAAGATTTTGCATTTACCAACAGCATTATTACCGTCCATCCATGCTTCTGTGATTATATGACTGACGTTTTTCAAGTCAATTGACAGATTATCTGGGTGGTTGAGCTCACCACAGATATATGCACCCTCTTTAATTTTGTCATTGATTCGCTCAACTGCTCTAGCAATCTCATGTAATGGATACACGCGCTGATTTAGATTTTTTTGTTCTGCTGCCATCATACGACCGGCCAAAAATAGATTTTGACAATCATCTCGGCTTTCTATTAATGATGCTTCAGTTGGCTTGTAATATTCTATGAGAACTTGCTTCATAATTACCTCTTTAAGATTCACTCATCCGCTGAATTGTCAGCAGCGGGAGCAGGTTCTGTTGACGGGGTAGGAGACATGACTTCTTTCATTTTCTGTGTTAGGTATTTGTGCATGTCGATGCTGGCCTGCGCTTGATTATCATTGATCAAGTTATTAACCATGCTCTTCAATACTTCTTTTTTGTCCATGACGGTCTCCTTAAAAAATATGTATTATTTGATCTGATTGTCACAACTTCTGACAGTGTTTGTATTTATTAATGGCCCACAGAGGCTGCGGTTTTATTTAGTAGTGGCATCTGAACTACTTGTAGTATCTGTTGCTGGTGGTTCAATTGGCTCAACATTTATAGGCTGGCGATTTTCAAATACTTGAGGATTGTAAATTTGTTGAATTTCATCAATGCTCAAGCCAGCCTTGACAGCTAGCTCTTGAGAAATAAGAGACTCATTCATCTTAATATCATCTTCAGTGAGACCCAAATACCGCTTGAGAATAAATCGTTTACTCAAGTACTGCACATCACTTATTGATTTGAATGAATTAATAAGATCAGCATCCAGTGCGCTCTGACGGTACAGGGCAAAGTTCTGTGGTTCAGGCAAGCATAAGCTGAACATTTCAGAATCAATGTTGATACCAGTAACTGACAGATAGATCTTGAATTGAGTGTCAAATACTTCCTCAAGGCAATTTTGTAGGCGTTTGATATAATTGGCAAACCGCAGTTCTTCAATATATGCAATTCCTACTTTACCATCATTGTAGACTGCACCATTGGCATCTGATCCCTTCATATAAGATGTTGGGACACGCAGGGCTCTAAAAACGCGATTTAAAAAATAGTCTAGTTCTGGGATTTCCCAAGTTGCTCCACCAGGAAGTGTCTCAACTCTAGATCCACGACCAGCTGCATTCATTGGTAAAAAGATGTCTTCCTGAATTGATTCTGGATTGTACGTGCTGTCTGTTTGATTGGCATTTGCAGTATTGGGATTTCTTTTTTGACGCAGGTCATTTTTGATCTGTTCCAAATACTGCTTGACGCGCTGGGCCGGGGTATTACCAACATCAATGTAGAATACTCTGCGCTCTGGTGCCCGCACAATACGATAGATAATTGCTGCATCTTCAAGCATGGTTAACTTTTGCCAGTCTTTGAATGCTGGCTGAAGAATGCTCAATCCAAATGGTGCAGTGTCACCCATATCATCTGAAAGCGTAAAATGCAGTACAGCTGCCGCGGGTGTTATTTCTAATGAATCAGCTGCAGTTCGAGACACATGAGCTGGCTGGTTAACTGTATTTGCGAAGCTAGATGGACGAATATGATAGGCAATTTTCTTACCTTGAGCATTAACCTCAATGCCAACAACTCTTGTTGGATGTATGTATTCCCATTCTTGGGTGTCACTGGTTTTTCTAAAAAAGCAATCACCATATTTGATCATGGTGCGCGCAATATTATAGATCTTTTTGTTTAAGTTGTGAAATCTTGACCAGTGCCGAATGCTTGCACGCAATGTTGACGCTGTGGTGTCACTGATTGTTTGATTTTCTTCTGTTTGATAATTAATGATGAACGGCAAGCCGGTGCGCTTGTCAGCATTAGAAATTTCTTCAGCAATAATATCAAGAGCCCGGCCACAGTCGCCAGTATCCATTGCATCGTACTGCTTGTAACGCTGTAGACGGCTAGTTGCACCTTTTAACAGGTTAGAAAACCATGATACAGTGGCGAAACTTGCATAGCCAGCGGTATTTAAGTTCATGCCATCGTCCATGGTAACATGGGGAGGCTGTGTGTAGACAGATTTTCGTGTAGCTGGAGAAACTATTCTCCAATAATTTTGCCATTGTGCCATAGAATGATTAGCCGCGTCCTGTTATATACTTAGAATAAGTGGGAACAGTTCCTGTCATTTGCCCTGGTGCTGCTTCAGAAAGTTTAATTGCTCCATTTGCGGTGAGAGCTACCTGATTGCCGGCCATTTTTTGCAGTATGGCCACTGCAGCTGCCATATTTTCAGCAATCATGGTCAGTTGATTGCCTGCAGCTTCATCTGTTACCTTGACAATAGAGCCCGGTGTTCCAGGAGTTGTTGTATTTACATTCTGTTGCAGCTGTTCACTTCCTGATGTCATGTTAGCAGGTACGGACGGGCTCACTGAGCTTGAGCCGGTAAGAGAGCCCCAATTTTGATAGAGTCCAATTCCTGTTCCAATGGCGGCACCCGCCAAGCCACCTATTACTGTGCCTACACCGGGAACTATTGAACCCAGCGTTCCTCCTAAGCTAGCATAATTCAACGCAGAGCTGGCAATGCCTGTGGTAGCACCCAATTTTTCATTTCCAGTTGAAGCAGCGTAGTTGCTGAGAGCACCAAGACCGAGCCCAGC